ACTCTCACGGATATCCTGATACTCATACTTACGCCATTTCTCAAGATCTTTTACTTTCTTTTCAATTGTGGCCTCGTCAATATTAGGATTCTGGATGATCTCTTCCATGAATGTCTTCATGTATCGATCCTTGATCTCTTTTTCCTTTTGGGACACAGCATCCTCATTGATGATCTTGACTCTGAAGTCAGAGACCCTCTTTGCCTCTTCGCCTACTAGGAGGTTTATCTTCGGTGCAGCGATGGGATAGTTGCGTGGTTTGATAGGGAAGGAGTCTGATCCTAATGCAAAGGGATCGCAGAACTCCATCATCTCCTTGGTGTCGAGTCTGTTGTTGTAGAGGTCGATGTTCGCCCTCATCTCACTGTAGTTCGTCTTGAACTCAGTGGCGGAGAATGCATGGTCTATTGCAGCCTGCACACACTTCTTTCTCCAGCTTTCCCCCTTCTGTGTAAGGGATCTCTTTTGAGACGGGAATCCGCTCAATCCATAATCAGATACGGCCATGAGCACAAAATTAGTTATTTTCTATGACGCATATGCATAGGAGTATAGCCAGAGAACAATTGTTTTGGTTCTCTTCTATGGCCGTTTCTTCTCATAGAAGGTCTGTTATCAAAGAAAGATGGGTAGCTTCTAGGCTCATCAACCACGTCCATCTTGAACATATCCTCTTTCAGTATGAGCACCATACCTAACGCAGATATACGGTCATAGTTACCATAGTTAGGATTGTACATCTCAAGCTCTTTTAACAGAGCTGTGTTCCAAATAGTATGCAGATTCAACCTGTCATGATCCTGACCTTCCTCCTCAGAGTATGCAGTATCAAGTAACCATGACTTGATAAGAGACCTTGCCCAGGCATTGACTGCTTTGGTAGCATTCGTACCCTTTGCAGTATTACCGAAGGTAGAGGTTTTCATGATCTGCATATCCTTCAATATCTTAGGAGTATCTGCCAGCAGGTATAATGCATTACGCTTCTCAAAGTATGAGAACATACCTTTCTTGTTGTTCTCGTAATTGCACTTTGCATTATAGTACTTAGTAAGTCTGTAACATATCTCATAGAACTTCTCTGCAGTTGCCGGTCTACCTGTGTACTCTGCCACTATCCTACCTGTTATCCTATGCATGACTATGCAGGATCCAAGTGATGCAGTAGTCGATACGTCATCATCATAAGGGTCAACCCCTGCTATGTACATGTTTGCCGGCACCTCATCCTCAGGCGGATGCTCAAATATCTCCACACAACCATGCAGTCCAAAGTTATCCCTTACCGGAAACTCCTTGATAGGATAATTATCAGAAGGCTTCAGCTCTATCTGTCCATTACGGTTTACAAGGTCTACATTGAATATCCTGTCCGTCCATCTTGCAGGATGGGTCTCTACCTCAGATCTCTGCACCTTAAGATCCTCCACTGGAAAGATACTACCTTCCCGTCTCATCATAGCCTCCTGTGGAGTAATGGAACGGTCAGCTCTTTCCTGTATCATTGCGTTTGGATCAGTAGTAGCCTTCTTTACTTTTTCCCTTTCTTCAATAATCTCAACAAGAGCGCTAAAAACATCAGAGTTACCATCTTTATCATAATGACCTTCCCTATTAAAATACTCACCACAGTACCATCCTGACAGACTATCTTCAGGCGCATTCTGATCAAATACATTACGTACCGCATAGATACGATAACCCTCAGGTTGAGAGAACAATGTCCTTATACCCTCAAAATCTGCACCCTCAGTACCACCAGTACCAAATGCTATCATTGTACCGAACGTCACATTACCCTGCTCAACAGAAGGCCTTGCAATTGACCATGCCTTAAGCAGATGTGGAAACTTACCGGCCTCCTCAAACAGAATGACCTTACCCCTTTTACCCCTTGCACGTTCTGGCTGGTTCTTAAGTGTCACACCTATGATCTCAGACTTATATCCCTTAACAACCTTTGTCTTAGGATCCTTATACGATGCACGTCTATGCATTGCAGTATCCTTCTCATCCCTTGCCTTCTTCCAAGGTGTGTGCTCATCTATAAAGTCCATGACATCCCAAGACTTGTCCAAGATAGCATCACCTTTCAGATACTCACCCTCAGATGCAAGTGCATAACTCTTTGACTGTGGTATGTGATAGTAGTTCCTATCCATGATACCTCCACCCTTGTACGAGAAACCACGTCCCCTTGTCTTTAGCACTACTGCATGCAATCCACGTTGCTCTGCCTGCTCCAGATAATGAAAGTACAGATAATCACTGTCCCATACATCAGGGAATGTGAACACCCTCTCTGCACGTTTCAGATCAGAGTCCTCATTCTCCTCAAGTATGACAGTCTTCATGATAGGACAATAGTTCAGATACCAATAGTAGTAACCTGGTATCCACTCACCATCCTCCTTACGCACATACCCCTCCTTACACCGTCTTATCTCCTCAAGCCAGAATCTCATATAATCTGACTTAGGATGTGGGTTAGGCATCAGGTGTGTATAACACCCATGCTGTTGAAAGTGAAGAGCCGCAGGTCTGAAGAAGTCCATATCCTTCAGAATGTGCGGCCTTGTAACATCTACCTTGATCCTACCCTGGTCATCCCTTGGGATCATCTCCGCATGGGGTCTGTCCAGGGAGGTTATGTAGGACAGAATAGGTATTTCATCGATCAGGTCATATACCTGTCTATGTATATCTTCTTTCTTTGACATTGAAAATAACATTCAGGCCGTTAGGCCCTGTGACCTTATTATCGGTTACTGTAAAGCTATAGGCATCCTTATTAAGATCATGCATAAGCTTATTATACTCTTCAGATGTAAGAGTAAGGGTCATGTCATCATGTTGCATGTACTTCAAAGATCTGAATGTCAGATCATCTATACCTTCATACTTAAAGATCTCTTCACTATTGATCGTCATTATCCTTAACTGTTATGAGAAGTGCATTAGGTCCGACAAGATGATAGTCAGCTCCCTTAGGAGCTTTTGATAGAAGATGTGGATAGAATCTAAGCTCACCATTAAGTGTCTTCTTTTCTGCTTTAGTGACCTCAAGTGTCACCTCATCCACGTTATCCACAAAGATCTTCTCAAGAAGTCTTTCTGTCAGGTTATACAACCCTGTATACGTAAAGCTTGTACTATCCAAGATCATCTTCAAACATTCCTTTCTCACGACCTCCTCTAAGACTACCACTCTCCTCTACCTCTTTCTTAACCTCGTCCTCCAGCTTCTTAAGAGCTGCAACAAGTTTAGGAAGTGCTTCAATGGTACCTCTTACCTTAGAGATGTCGTTAACATACTTATCGTTACTGTCCCTCTCGTTATAGTTAATACTGTTCAAAAACTCAGACAGGTCATCAAGGTTGCTCCATGCGCTTTTAAGAAGCTTCATGGATCTTGTCTGCATAAGTTCTGCGTAGATCTCCTGTGCTGCCTTTACCTTTGAGTCAGGTTTCCATTCCTTACCGAACACAGCATCTACTATCTTACTTTCTTTCTCCTCATCCGTGTAGTTACGGAACGGAGAACGTAGATCTTCCATGAAGAAGATGTAGCTCAGCTCTTTGAACGACATGTCCTTGTTGCGGTTCTTTGACCATACGGCCTTGAACTCCTTAATTGCCAGGGTCTGAGGCAACCAGGCAACTACACCATTCTCCATGTAAAAAAGATCCATATTACGTAGTAGGCAATCCTTCTGCCTTAGGGTCTACAGTCTTCCATTTATTCTTCATACCCTTTGCCTTTTCAATCATCTTTGGATCAAGGTAACGAGTAAGATCCCGCTCGATCTTCTTATTCAGATCAGAGGATACAATGGTCTGCAGCATATCCTCTGAAGGTTCTGCATCATACTTACCCATAAGATCATAAGCCTTGATCATAAAATAAACCTGGTTGTCAAGACCAAGGATAGGTGATGGATGTACTCCGGTAAGCAACAATCCTATCTCTCCTGCACTGAATCCTTTTACATCATCAGCGACATCAACGATCTTAACAAACGGATTATAAATAGGCCCTGTTTCCTTGTTCCCTGCCATAATAATACCAGACTTTGTCTCTGTGATCAATTCCAACTTGATCATAATGTGTCCATTTTTTGGCGTAAAGCCACTTGTGTTCTTCTCCATCTTATTTAATTATTCTTCCTTTCTTATACTGTTTGATCTGCTCTTTCATAAAACTACGTCTGAACAGATATTCTTCTCTGGTTTCACCCTCCAATCTTCCATTTGAGAAACTCATCCTTACTTTAATAATGTTTCCATCATTATTCACATGTTCAATATACTGCATTACAGTTCTGGTTCTGTAGTAAGTTCATCCGGTATATGCTGACTACTCACAAAGTCACTCCACCTTACAATATACTCAGGCATCCCACTATAGTGTATCACTATCTGAACTATTATTCCTTTCGGCTCAGGCCCTCCTTGAGACGGCATTGCCGCCTTTAGATATACTGTATCCCCCACTAGAAAGTCCAGCTTTAAACTTACTTCTCTCATTCTTCAACAAATATAAAACAATTTCCTCTACACCTTCAATGACATCCTGTGGCATACCATCATTCCCCCACACTGTCAAAGTAATTCCTTCTTCACTCATCCCACTTATCCTTAGGGCATTTACTATCCATACTCCTGGTCTTAGCTATTAACGGACATCCACATGCATCACACTTAAGAACACCAAGAATCTGCTTGGCCTCTGGACATTCTGCACATATACTTGCTCTTTTCAATGCAACCTCCTCTACCTTTGGATCTCTATTGATCAGATGTCTCCATCCATCAATTATCTCTGTTAGCTTTCCTTTCATTTACTTTATTAAGACTACGATCATTAGGTTTAAATCTACCAAGGTCCTTTATATACACCTCACCCATAGTAGAAGGCTCAGATTGCTCACCGGAAGTAACAACATCATTGACATACTTCCACTGCATCTTCCACACATACAGCATCACATTATACGGAATGCCTATTCGCAAAGATGCGTCCTTCAATATCCTCTCCTGTTCCGTCATCTACTATTATAGTCAGATTTATAACCAGATTCTCTGCATCAAAATCAATGTCAATAAATGAGTTAGGTCTCTCAGACACATATACCTGTAACGATTCCGTTATAGTATCATTCAACTTCTCCAGCTCCTTCAAGCTGTTCCTCTCGAACCTGTAATTCAGTTCCATTATTTTCTATCCTAAACTCAAACGTCACCTTATTGACATCTGATGGGTAAACAACAAACGCCTTGGACAGCCGATTACCTTTAATAATCCCAGCCTTACGTAAAAGAGACACGGAGTTATTAAAACTGGCTTCTGTCAATCCCAATAACTTCCTCATCTCCTTACGTGTAGACGATGAGAACACCAGTTCCCACTTCTTCGGATCCTCCTTCACCTTAAAAGACTCAGAAAGCTCAGCATTCCTCCGCATCATTTCAGCTAGCACATTACAGTCCTTATTCGAGAGCTGATTCAGGGGAGGCATGGCTTTCAATAACTCAAGGTACAGTCGGAAAAACCGTTTACTGTCCGTCCCTATTACTATAGTTCTTCCCATCCTGGTGCAAATCTAAACAATACTTATGAAAGATGCAAGCATTGTTAGTAAAAAGACACATCTCTAAACCTTATCTCCCAATCCTGGATTCGGAACTTTGTCTTCCATTTTCCAATCAACCTCATGCCTCCAAACAAATATTCTACACATCTCTACTGCCATCTTAATACCACTAAGACGTTCCTCGGAAATGTTCTCTTTCTTCTCATTCCACTTGACATACTCCTGATACTCCTGTTCCAGGTCGTCCATATTAATTCTCTTGATCATGTAACTGTAGTTTAATTAAATTTTCAAAACCCTCTCTCCCTAGTTTTTTTGGAATCACCGCGAAAAACACCTGACTGTTGCAGGTCAAAAACCGCACCATAGACCCTATCTGCCATTTTTGAGTTAACAACTATCTGATCCAACAGGTGGTACCTGAAGTGTAAGGCTTTGAGCTTTGAACTGGAATGCCTCTGACCAGTTGGGTACAAAGATAAATAAAATTTTTTTTCTGGAAAAATTTTTTGTGGAGGTAAAAGAGGTTACCTACTACTTATAACCCACCTAGGTTCTGTCGTTGGGGAAAGTCCCCCTCGGCAGTAATTTAAGTCTAACGCCTAAAATCTAAAAAAAATGGCAAAAGTAACTTTTTCTTTCCGTAACGGTGTAAATACACGTAACGAAAAATTCTATATGGCTGTGGGTGTGTACCCAAAGACAGTAGAAGCAGAGTATCTTAACGAAACCATCACGGCTGAGCCTGGAGTTTCTATCTATCTTCCTGCAGATATGCAATCTCAGGAAGCTCAAGACCTTCTTGACGAATATGCCAAAGGCGATATTGTCAAGCGCGAACTCGCTAACGGTCTTTTGGTAACTATGCCGGGTGAGCGTCATAGCTATGAAGTTGAGTTGGATGATCTCCACCTTACTTCCCGTTATACCGCCAAGCCAAATAGTAATGTGGCCGGTGGCGTTGCTATCTACGGGAATCTGAATACTGCGGGAAGAGTCCTCGTATTTACTGGTCTCATAGAAGCTCTTGACGAGCAATTTTATGAGAAAGCTCACCGCGAAATGAACGGCATTCCGCAGACGTAACAGAAGGAGCCCTAACGGGCTCTCTTCTT